GTACAGCAGCATGTTGGTCGACAGCCCGCAGGTGACACAGGCACCAGACCGCAATGCCAACCGGCGAACCAGCCCCCACCCGCGAGCACCTGCCTTATCTGCCCGCCACATCTCTCCCGACACACCACCGACCAGGGACAGCACAATCACCATCCAGATTGGCAGCTCGGCTAACGCTTGTTGCTCGCTGTTCATGTAAGCCTCGTTGGCAAAGCACCGCGCCGGAAAAAGAAAACCCCGCCAAGTTGGCAGGGTTATCGATGCACCGACTGGTCGGGGCGGGTTGCACAGCACAGTGCTTGTTGGGTCAGCGCCTAAGCGCACTTTTCACATCGTGGTGACTTTTTACAGGTCACCGGAAAAACCGAAAAGAGGGTGTTTTCGGTTATCCGCTTCGGCGCTACTTCGGCGCACCTTCGGCGCACGCTCGGCGCATTGTGACCCGACGAACGGTTTGCTGCCGGACGCGGCCAGCGCGGGCAGCAAGGATGGCAAACACCTGCAAATGCAGGGCTTTTACCCAGTTGCGATAGGTGCGATCTGCATCTTCCGCCAACCCAACCACCCTCATTTGCTCTCGAATGGTGAAGCCCAGGACGTAGCGCATCTCCGCCAGCTTGGCCAACGTTTCCCCACGCTTGTCCCGCCGCCCTAACTGGATGACAGCAGCATCTACTTCTGCTGCTGAATAATCCATGCCAGCACCGGCAACCAGAACGCGATGACCCGACACGCCACCGCGAGGCGCAGCCCCCTTCCATTCCATGATTGTCCCCATCTGGCTACCCAGACTCGCCTTAAGCCCAACCAAGCGACGCTGTTCTCCCCAGTGGTGCATCAGTTCGCCCACCAGGCGCAGGCGCTCGGCGGGATCAATAAGCTCTGCCATATCGATCTGGTGCTGCGTGACCCGCAGTAGGAGACCCACTTCCTGATCCATGCTCATCGCCATTCCCCCCAAACCTGCACCCAACACACATTTTCGAAACCCGACACAAACCCAACACAAATAAAACCCAATGAAATCAGTTGATTAGATGAAAGTGTGTTGAGTGTGTTGGGTTTGTTGGGTTTGTTGGTTCTCGCATAGAGTTTTTTTTCTTCGTTGATGGCATTCCAAAAAATTACGCGCACGCGCGCGTGCGTGGACAAACCCAACACACCCAACACACTACCCGTGAAAGCCAATGATTTCGGGCAATCCGACTGTGTTGGGTAGACCAATCCAACCCGACACAAACCCAACACACCCAACACACAAATAGAGGTAGTCATGCCGCAAGCACCCTCTTCACGTGGTCCCAGCCATCAACGTTCCAGCCAGCCAACTTTGCTCTGGCACGCCACTCGACGACGTTCTTGCCCAGCTCGGCCGACTTCATGGATGGGGGCAGGGAAGGATCACCATCATCAGGAAAGAAGAACGCGGCAAATCGCCGGTTGCTGCCATCGGTCCAGGGGATCGCGCGGGTCTTCTCAACCTTCGCGCTGAGCATCAGCGAGAACTTCGTCTGGCTCATCACGCTTTCCCGGTTGTGGGAGCACCACTCGGCGAACATGGCGTACACATCGCTTGTCAGCGCGCAGCCCCACAGGCCGTGCCCCAACTCACCGGCACGCCAGAGATAGAAGAAGGTCTGCCAAGCAGTGCGGCTCAACTCGACCAGGCGCTGGCGAGCTTCAGTCTTGGGCGGTCGTGTACGCTGGTTGAATTCTCCCAGCTCGACATCAAGCAACCAGCCGTACAAGGCAGCCACTCCACCGTTCGCCAGTTCCCGGCTAATCGCCTTCTGGCGCTCCGGCGGTAGCGTCTCAAGAGGCCACATCACCAGCATCCGTCGGTCGTCTTCGCTGATCGGCCACGGCATGATCTCGTTGCTGAGGAACGCCGAGTTCATGTGGTTGGCCTCTTCCCAGCCGTTGATGAACTTCGATTCCATGCGCACCGTCTTGCCAGTGATCATGTGCTTGATCTTGCCTACTTGGTTGTAGCGCTGGTCGCGGCTGACAACCTCTTCAAACACCGCCCACAGCTTGCGGCTCTGCCAGGCGTTGAAGCTGCCTTCCAATTGGGTCTGCCCGACCGTTGCGCCATATTGGCCATACAGCTCGCCCATAACGTCCGCGAACATGAGGCTTTTGCCTGAGCCCTCCATGGTGGAGTGGAACAGGATCGCCGTGTCCATCTTCGCGCCCATATGCTGTAGCGGATAAGCCAGCCACTTGATGAGCCACTCAAGCGCTTCCGCATCGTGGTTGCACAGGAATGAGATCAGCCAGCGCAAGTTCTCGCAGGCCGCGTCATTACGCACGGGCTCGAGCGGCAAACCCTCGAAGGTGTTGATATAGATAGCCGGATCTTTGGTCATGGTCGGATCGAACACGATGTGGTCCACGTCGACAACACGGCGATCCTGGCTGTTCAGCCACCACTTGTATTCGTCACCCAAGGCCATCTTGACCGCGCCTTCAGGGATACGGCGCTTCTTCTCCCGATCCCAGACATCCTTGGTGCCGTCGATGTAGACGTACCGCTCAATGGGGTCCAGCTTCAGAGCGCCACCCTTCTTTGCCGCCAGTCTTTTAACCTGCTCCAGCTCTTTCACTTGGTCGAGCGACATCAGCTTTTTATCTGTCCGCTCCATCCACTGCTTGGCGAGCGGCTTGCCCACCAGCGCCTCGAATCCGGTGCGCTTCATCGACTGACCTTTGTCGAGATCCCACACGTTGGTGGAGCCCTCAACCAGGGCGAATCGGCGCATGGCGCTCTTCAGCACCAGACCATCCGCCCCCTCCCCCCCGGAGGCCGAGGAGGCGGCCGAGCTGGACGCCTCAACGTCCGATGGGGCGCGGGGAAGCTGCTCGGCATCGCTGCCGGCGAGCGGAGGCAACTCGGCCTGCTCGACAACCGATGGGGCATGGGGAAGCTCACCCAATGGTGGCGGAGCAGGTGGGCGGGACTTCGCGTCAATACCGAGGATCTGAGCAGCAGCCCTGGTCGCAGCCTTCTGGTCGCCATCGTGCGTCAGGATGCAGAACACATCAAACGCATCGTTCTTGTGTCCATTCGCAAGCGGATCAGAAGTGTGATGCGAGTAAAGCTTGCCATCCTTGATCGCCACACCGGGCAGCCCTGAACTGCTGTGTGGGCTCAACCACTTCCCGTCCATGCGCTTGTATCCGTGCGCTTCAATCATCGTGGCAATGTCATGTACGCGATTGAACTCTGGGATGACTTCGGGGAGCCGATCACCAGATCGAGCTGCAGCTGGCAATGACTTGGCCAGGGGACGAGCTGCGGGGGCAGGCGTTGCCGCCTTCGGCTTCCAAGGACAAACCGCCTCCCCCTTCGGCTTGAACTCATCCCAATCCTGCCAGATGGCCAACAAGTCGGCTGGCAACTCTGGTAAACCGTCTGCATTCGGCGCGGTACGCCATGTGTATGGCTTACGAGTGCCCGGGTGAATGGATGGTGGTAGGACGTCCTGCACCTGGCCGCCCCGAAGTTCGAAAACTGTCACTTTCTTGAAGGGCTCAGCAGCCATGCGGAAAGCCGCTTCGCGGGCAGGGTCGCCCTCGTTTTGAGCCGCCTTCACTTGCGCCATGAGCCCCTTGTAGATGGTGCCATCGGGGTCGTTCTTGTTAGGCCAAACCAGGGCGTGGCGACTCAGCTCCACACCCTCGGGGACGCGGAACATCACCCGGAATCGTTCAGGGTTGCCAACAGAGGTCGGGTACGCGTCAGCGAGTGCGTCGACATCGAGCCCAAGCGTTTGCTGTAGTACCTGCCGGGTCAGCTCGACATCATCAACGTCCAGCGAACAGACACGACTCGGCCCGAGCACAACACCGAGGTTGTGATTCGGGCTCGCAGTCCAAAACGCCTCAGCCTTTGAGGCGTCCGTGAAGTACCCACCTGGCTTGTTCCAGCCGGCACCCTTCGGCCCCTTCTCACCTGGTTCAATCGGAACCAAGGCGAGATCGAAGGCTTCAATGTACCGCCGCGCCCAATCAGCTGTGGTAGAGGTTGGGCGCTC